TTGTCGTGTTCGAATCACTATCACTGCCATATAAGGAGAGCTTTTTTGTTTTTTCGAGCGGTTTCGGTGGTAACTACCGCTGACTGAGGTTTTATATATACCCCCTCCCGGTCATCCAGTGCGGACGCTGGCAAGTCAGCCCGCCGCCCCATGGGTTCCCGCTTCCCTGGTTTAACGCTGACCTTTAAGGGCCTGCGGCAGTAATCAAGGGAATGCTATGCAAAATCTATTGTAATATTGCACAAAAAACAGTGTTTTATAAAATGTCTTTTTAGGGTGTACCCTATTTGCACATTGCGTATTACTAGATATAGAATCCGTTTCTTCGCAATCACAACATATAGTGTTTTTACTGTTATAGCTCCGGTTTTTCCATCTCTGGAAGCTCCAGCGCCGCTTTGTGCTTCTCCGCGATCTGCTGGGCTGTCTGCTGTGGTACTCCGTATTGCTGCGCGGAGAGATCGGCGTCGAAAGCGATACCCGCAAGTTCAAGTTCGGGGACGGAACAACATCGTGGAACAACCTCGGGTATGCCCAAAGCGGAACGACGGGCGGCTCCGGGGAAGCTGCGACTTACGAACCCGTTGAAATCAGCGAATACGGCGCCATTTACGACCTCACATCGCTCAACAAAGTTCCGGCCGGGGCCATCGTGACGTGGTATGCCAACGGGTCGGTCGTGGATGGAGACTATGGTCCTTTCGGAGGTATGGCGAAGCGCGTCGATGGCATCTACATCGCCATAAAGGGCTCCGAAGACGACACCTACCGTCAGGGCATACTGCTTGCTTTTCGGACGGACGGGGAGGAAAAAAGCATGGCATACGCCCATATATCCGGAGGACCGGGGGTCGGCGGAGTCGCCAGTGCCGGAGACTGGGCCGTTTACACCCCGGGAGGTTCCTCGGAAAGCGGAAGCGGCAGAACTGTCGTAGCCTCCGGTATAACGTGGGACGGGGTTCAGTTTAAGAATGTCACCGTTCCCATGCGGGCGTTTTCTAACCAACCGAATTATATTATCCGGGGATACGTTGGCAATGCCAATGCAGCATACGCATTTTCATGCGAGACATGCGGGTGTCTGTTGTCCGACGGCATAAACTTTATAGCTTCGGGCATTGTCAGACGGTCATTGACGGCCAACACCTCACTTGTGGTTACAGCTAATTATGTTGACCCCACCGAAGACAACAATCCTTATAGAGAAGCTGCCTTTGATACGCTCAGTATCAGGCTGACGGACTCTTCTTCGGATACGACCGTCGTGATCACGGAAATCATCGAGGAGATAACCACGGGGGGGGTAGCTGATGACGAACCGGAGGTTCCGGACGAATACTTCCTGACCGTGGACGGAAAGACGGCGACCGGCGACGGATTCGCAGTCACAAGCCATTCGCTCGACTCGACGGCGCAGATGCTGGAGCTCGCATACACGACGAACGGAACACCGCAGATCGCGGCAATCGCAGGGGAGTTCCTTTCAGCGCAGATCGTAGGGGAAGAGGCCGCAGAAACCCAAGCGACGGAGACCTCGGGAACCATACAGATCGAGGTGCCCCAGAATACGGGATTGCTCCGCAGCGGGTCTGTCACGCTGTCTTTGGCCGAAGACGAGTCCGTACAGTGTACGATCTCGATCTCCCAGTCGGGGGGGGGACTGACGTAAGGGAGGTCATCATCGACGTGCACGCATGCGGAGTTGAAGCTGGCGAAAATATAGAGCTTATGTTCGAACTCACTACTTCGTGGCTTGGCTGGTTCGATGTATTAGACGATCTGACGGTTCGAGTCTCGTTCAACGAATTATCCAGCATGATAGGCCAAGAGTTAACAGACCATGTAGGTGAGCGGTTCTATATCGAAGCCAGCAACAACGGCGAATGTTGGTTCGGACCGATCCCTGCCTCCGGAAACATCGAGGCGGAATTAGTTTAGTTCTAAAACATTAAACCCTATTGCCCCGGGGGCTCTGACCGGCGCCCGGGGCGCAAACCGAAACAACGACAAAAACAAGCATGACCGGAAAATTCGCAGGAACTGTCCTGAACATGGGTTGCAAACTGGCGGAGATATTCCAGACGATTCAAGGATGGTGCGTCGCCATGTGCGTCTTCGTGGCGAACTTCTTCGCCGGATACGAAGGGGCCATCAACGCCGTAATCGTCTGCGTAGTCCTCGACACCGTCTGGGGAATTGCCGCGCAGATCAAACGCGGGCATTTTGCGCTCTCCGAGCTCGGACGGCATGGAATGCTGTCCAAACTCGCACTATATGCCTCGGTGATCGTAGGGTTCATCCTGATCGAGCGGATGGCGGGGATAGAGTCGCAAATCGCAGTAGTGACGATATGCACCCTGATCTGTCTGGTCGAACTCTGGTCGATGGCTGGTTCGGCCCTGATCGTAAACCCGAAAATGCGGTTCCTGCGAATATTCCGCGAAGTGCTCGCCGGAGAAGTAGCTCGCAAAATGAATGTTTCCGTCGGCGAGGCGAAGCGATATTTGGACGGAACGAACGAGGCTTTATAATATAACCGAAAAAAATGGCAACGAAAAAAGAACAGATCGAATTTGTCCGGAAGATTTACCCCGCGGCGGCCCGGCTGTATCGCTCCGGCGGAGTGCATCCGCTTTTCGTGACGGCGCAGGCAGCCCTCGAAACCGGATGGAAGATAAAGGGCGTCGGCAACAACATCTTCGGGATCACGAAGGGCAGCAGCTGGACCGGCCCGGTGTCGCTGGAACTGACGACCGAATATTTCAAGACCCCGAATGTGAAGTTCAAGGCCCCGGAACGGGTCGTATCGGTCGAGCAAGTGGCCCCCGGAAAATACAAATACCGCGTCTACCGGTATTTCCGAAATTTCGCGTCGCTGGATGAATGTCTCGACAATCACCTGGAACTGCTCCGCAAACCGGGCTATGCCGATGCGTGGCCCTACCGCGATGATCCGAAAGAGTTTGCCCGCCGGCTGATGGACGGGACGGGTGCGAAGTACGCCACGGCGCCGGACTATGCCGAAGTGATGGCCTCGGTGATCGACAACGTGGCGCGGATCGCAAAGACAGAAGGTTTACTCTAACTTAAATATCAAAACGTATGAAATACTCCGAAATCATCGATCGGCTTAACGAGGGAGAGGCGTTCAGCCGTTATTCAAGCCCTGCATGGGCTGGTAAGTTCATCGTCAAACAGATTCCGCAGACAGTACCAGCGGAAGTCGTTCCCCGCATGACCAGTTTACCGGATCGTGCGAAAGCTGTTATCGGAACAATAGGGGACGGCAGCATATCGTATCACGACCAGGTGCTGATCATCGAAGTAAACGACGACTGCTCGAAATCCCATGCAACGTCCTACATCCCCACATGGGAGGATATTTTCGCTGACGACTGGCAGGTACTATGAAACGCATTCTGATTATCACCCTGCTCGTGATAGGCGGGTTGTTATGGTTGCAAACGGTCCGCCTGCGGGGCGAACGGGCCGAGCGCAGGCGCGTCCAGTCCAACAACGAGGTCTTGACCGACAGCGTGGAGTTCTATCGAACCGAGAGCGGAAAACACGCCGCATCCCGGCAAGTGCTCGAACTCAGGGCGTCGGAGATGGAACGCTACAACGCACAACTGACCGCGCAAGTCCGGGAGCTGCGGATCAAGGTCCGGCGGCTGGAGGCGGCGGCCACGACGGCCACGCGGACCGAAGTGCAGATCACGGCGCCCCTGGAACCCGCAGGTCCGCAGCCGACAGCGTGGGAGAAATATGGTGCAGGGGTGCGAAGGGCTGCCGATTCGGTAAAGGCCGCCCTCGATCGGGAATTCTCCGGACTGCCGAAAGTCCCCGAAGCGAAGATTTTCAGATGGGCGGATCGGCATGTGAGCGTAGACGGCATAATCCGGACCGATTCGGTGAGCTGCCACGTTACAAGCATCGACACCCTCCGGCAAATCGTACACCGGGTTCCGCGGCGATTCCTATTTATCCGCTGGGGCACGAAAGCAATCCGGCAGGAGGTCGTGTCGTCGAACCCGCACACACAGATCGTTTATACTGAATACATCCAATTTACCAAGAAAACACGATGAAAGAATTTCTGAGAATCGTATGGGCGGTGTTGCTCTACCTATGGCAGCTCCCGCAGAACCTAATCGGCCTTGTGTACTTGGCATTCTGCTTCGACCGCGTGAAGATCACCAAGCAAGGCGGGGCGGTGTTCTACGCAACGAAGCACGTCCGGGGAGGAATGACGATGGGACGCTATGTTTTTATCTCTCCCAAGAACATAGCCCGAGAACCCGTATACGATCACGAGTTCGGCCATGTCAGACAATCGAAACGGTGGGGATGGCTGTGGCTGCCCGTATTCGCCATTCCGAGCGGCCTGCATTGCCTTTTCTGTCGCGCGGCTAACTACTACCATTTTTATACCGAGAGGTCGGCAAATCGGCTCGGAGGAATACCCAACTACAAAGGGGAATACCACTACCACATGGACGGACTGATAGTCACGTATTGGGACAAACTAATTGCTCTCAAAAACAAATATTTCGCATAACAGCAAATCTCAACCGATTGAGACCCCAAAAAGAGAAGAGGACGGTGTTGACCGCCCTCTTCTCCACTTATAAGATACCTTTGTAACTCTGAAGGCGTGGATTAGCGTTCAAAACATCCCGTGGTGTATAGGCATCCGTAATCTGAAGCGACGAGTGCCGCGCCTGCTCCTTAACGGAAAGAGGGTCAAGTCCCGACCGAAGCATATCCGTGATACCCGAATCCTTCAGCGAATAGAACTTGTATTCCTTCGGGAATTTCAACGCCGGAACAATTTCGTTATTCCAATAGTGGCGATAACTCCGTTCGCTGCACAACTTAGGCCCCGGCCGGAACCCGGTAGAGAAAATATAATACGAAGTCGGAGCATTGAAATAATCCAAATCGACGAGCATTTCCAGAATCGGCGTCGGAAGCGTAACCACCCCCGATTTTTTATTTTTCGAAATCTGGCCGTCAATATAGACCGTTTGTTTAGCGACATTAATGTCCTGCAAGCGAAGACGACATATCTCCTTCGGACGGATAAGCATATAATGTAGGAAATAGCAGACCAGCAGGAACGGCCGGTTGTGTGCGTCAAGCCAGTCATGGAGACGTTGCATATCCGCCGGCGCGATGACCGTCCGGTTCTTACTGCCAGCACCCTTTCCGATACTCTTCAGCCCTTCCGTCGGTTTACTTTTCAGATATAAGTGTTGAACCAGAAATGACGAGAACTCCCGGAGAAACGCCAGATTGTTGTTGCGCGTAGTCGGCGAATTGCCCCGTTCAACATAGACGTAATCCAGAAAGCGCACACAAAACGAACGGTCGAACTGATAGACATAACGAATGGGCGATGCTTGTTGCGCATTCCAACGTTCCATGATACCCGCCGAACAATTATAGCCATGTACGGTCGATTTTCGGAGAACACCGTCATCCTGTAACTTCCGGAGGTAATTTCGGTAGTGCACCAATACATCCGAAAATAGTTTATAGGTATAATCCGCCTCTGCCTCCACCCACGGATTCCACCCCGTTTCGAGTTTCGTAGAAAGACGATGACAAACTTGCGCAGCATACCGCCGGCGCTGTGAGGCATTCCCCACCGAATTTATCTTGATCCGTTTGCGCCGCATTTCACCCTTCGCCGGGTCGAACGCATAAAAGGAAATGAACCAGCAGGAGCCGGTGTGTAGTTTCGGATAAGTGAAAGAAAGAATTTCGTTTAGCGCGGAATTTCGCGCAGTTTCAACTGACAACATTTTTTTTACATTTTCACCGAAGTAAAAATGTATATCATTGAAAATCAGCCCGCCAAGAAGAAGAAACTATGTCCCGTTTCTGTCCCGGCATATTTACGAAAATTCTCGCAATATATTGATTACCAATAACTTGCGAGAATCTCAGTAGTGGATAGGGGATTCGAACCCCTATGTCATGCGTGAGAGGCATGTATCCTAACCCTTAGATGAATCCACCGGTTTGGTTTTGTGGTGCAAAGATAACGCCTTCTTTCGAAACTCCAAAATTTTCCGGCAAAATCTGTGATTTTTTTCGTTTTTGGGCGTCGCAAATGCTTTTTGAGCTATCTTTACAGATAGACATAAAAACGTATCGCCATGAAATTCCCCATCCTCGCCCTCCTGGCCGCCGCCGCTCTGACGGCCGGGTCCTGCACGAAACGCCCTGTCCGGCCGCAGTTCACCGTCGTAAGCACCGACTCGCTGATCAGCGGGAACGGCTTCTCCTGCGATTTCGAATATCGCTTCGCTTCGATCGCCAACGCCCAGAACTCCCCCGCCCTCGCAGCGATCGAACGAATGAACATCGACCGTTTTTTCGACCTGGAGAATTTCGAAGGGACGCCCGAAGAGGCGGCTTCGGCCGCGATCCGTCAGGTTACCAGCGACATGACGCCTCCCGGGAATACACCGGAAAGCACCGTCCGTCCGGCATGGGAAGGCGAAATCTCCGTCGAATCCGAAGGATCGGTCGTCGACACGCTCCTTTGCTACGTGATCACGCGGGCAAGTTACACGGGCGGAGCGCACGGCATCTACGGCACGGAATGTTACAACTATTCGCTGGCGGGCGGTTACGAAATCACGACGGCCGACCTGTTCACCGAAACGCAGCTGGAGCGGCTCAACCGGCTGATCCGCGAAGATATATACGAACAATACGGGGTCCGGAGCGACGAAGAGCTGGAAACGAAGGGTTTTTTCCCGGAATACATCGGTGTAACGGAGAATTTCCTCGTCACGCCCGAAGGCATCACGTTCTACTACAATCCCTACGACATCGGATGTTACGCGCTCGGGAGCGTCGAGGTGAGCGTGAGCCGCGAGCAACTGGCCGGACTCTGACGGTCAGGCCCTGCAAGGAAAAGAAAAAAGGTCCGAGTCTCACGACTAGGACCTTCTTTTTCGGCGGGGAACCACCCCCTCCGAAAATGAGGTTCAATCGGAGGTATTCGACCGCGGAGCGAGTACCGCCCCTCTGGTCTTAGCAACGGACAACCCGTTACAACCTGCCGATTTCCTCAACCAACCTAAAACTACTAACCTAAATGAACCTTAAAACTTCACTGCAAAGATAAGGGGGATTTTTCAATTACGCAAATATTTTACGAATATATTAAATATATTTAACAATTTGGTAACATTGATCTCCCGATAAAGCTACTTACCCGATTAAGTAGCTACTCTCGCAAGTGTTTAATCCTAAACGCATTCAACGCGGCGCCACGGCCTGAAAACCCCAATCGACGGAATTTTCCGGAAAATGGAACCGGCCAATCGGGTTGAACGAAAAAACGGGCAAAACCCGGGAAGACCGAAACGGAGGTCCGGAAAATTCCGGACGCACGAAAAGAGAGGCGCCCGGAAGCGGGCATAAAAAAAGCGCCTTCCGAAAAGACGCAAAAAAAAGGAAACCTGGAACCGGACCGCAGTCCGTCTTTCCCAGTTTCCTCACCAACCTAAAACTACTAACCTAAATGAACCTTAAAACTTCGCTGCAAAGATAAGGCGAAAAAACCATCCGCGCAAGCTTTTATTAAAATAATTTTCAAATTTTTTGAGTTTTTTTAATATCACCAGCCGGCAAGAATTCATACGCCCATGTAAATCAACCATATAACACCCTCGCAACCCAAACCTTAAAAAACTTTTTTCCACCCGGTATGCAGTATCGGCCGAAAAGCGCATTTATATATATAAAAAGAGCGATATGACGATCATAACGGATAAATTGCTACTTTTGCAAAATGATTTCAGCAACGTCATTTTCTTTTCGGCCAGAATCTCCCCGCGCAACACCCCGGCAGAGATTTTGCACACTCGCTATTGCCCATCCTCGAACTCCTAACCTAACCAATAGTTTTACAGTACGATGACAGTATCGTTGATCATTTCCACTTACAACTGGCCTCGGGCGCTTTACCTTTGCCTCGACAGCGTGATGCAACAGACCGTCATGCCCTCCGAAATCCTGATTGCGGACGACGGATCGGGCATGAGCACCCGCGATGTCGTAAAGCACTTCGAGAACATCTCGCCGGTTCCCGTGCGCCATATCTGGCACGAGGATAACGGTTTCCGCCTGGCGGCCATCCGCAACAAAGCCATTGCCGCCAGCAAAGGAAAATACATTATCCAGATCGACGGCGACCTGATCCTGCAACGGAATTTCATTCAGGACCACATGCTTTTCGCCCGGGAAGGATGCTTCGTCACCGGCTCCCGGGGCATCATCACCGAACTGCTGACCCGCAAGGTGCTCAGCGGGGAGATCACATCGCTGTCCCCGCTGATGAAAGGCATCCGCAGCAGCAACAATGTCGTACGAATCCCGATCATGTCGATACTCTACCATACGTTCGGCCCGACCCGCGCTCCCCGTGGGTGCAATATGGCATTCTGGCGCAACGACCTGATTCGCGTAAACGGCTACGACGAAGATTTCAAGGGCTGGGGATTCGAGGACGCCGAATTATGCATACGGCTCAACAACAGCGAGATACATCAGCGATGCATGAAATTCCGGGGCGTTGCTTTCCACCTCCATCACAACCAGGCGGAACGTTCGGGCTGCAACAGCAACGAGCAGCGTTACAAAGACAGCATCCGCTGCCACCGGACCCGCTGCGAGAAGGGGCTCGACCGGCATCTTACCCCGAAAATATCCTACGAGATCGGCAGAGGGTCGGCCATCGTCATCGGCGGCTGACCCGGTCGCAGCGAATTCGCCGCGCGCTACTTTTCGAACGATGACTTTTCGGGGAAACGGGTGTCGAGAAACGTCCGGACCCGGATACGGTCTTCGTCGGTCATACGCACGTCGTCGTTCAGGCAGAACAACGACGGATCATATTTCTCCATAATAGATTCAAGATTAGGCAGATAAGCCGGGATGCAACGCGAATCGCTGCCGCAACCCGCGCCGAAAGCCGCACGAAGCAGCCGCAAGGGGTTGCGCAGTTTGTTGAAGCGGGTCACCTTGCGCAGCGAGGCGCGTCCGCGCGCCAACGCATCGTAGAGCACCAGGGCACGCTGCCAGTCGTCGCGCGAACGGAACCGGGCGTGCTTCGTATGCTCCAGTTCGGCCCGGAAGGTCTCGCAGCATTCGAGAAAATCGCTGCGGCGGTAAGCGTCGACATTGTGGTGGGGAGCCAGCGACGAGCACCTGCCGTAACGCGCCCGCACGAGATCCTGCATGCGGAGGATCGTATGGCAATAGATGTCGTCGTCGTGCTTCTTCAGCGACTGGACCTTAAGCCGCACGATGGGGCGGCCCTGCCAGTCGAAGAAAAACCCGGGATCGACGGGGCGGCTGAAAAACATGTCGTCGTTGGCATAGAGGAAATGCTCGGCCAGACCGGGAATCCGGGGCAGAAACAACTCGATGGTGCACGAATTGAAGACGGGAAGAATCTCCGCAGGCATGATCTCCCGGTGGGAAACCACCCTTATGCGCAGATTCGACGTATCGAGCCACGCAGGCGTCTGGTCGTCGGTCACAATATAGACGCGGCGTATCCACGGCGCGAATTTCTCCACCGAACGCAGGGAATAACGCAGTTCGTCGTTCTCGACGTAGCGGCACTCCCCCGCCACCTGGGGGTCCACCTGCCTGTCGGCCGGCAGAAATTCATTTTTCTTCGTCAGCCACACAGGGTCGTTCCCATCGACCCAAAGGTATACCAGATCAATGTCCATCACATGCTTGTTTATCGGTTACACGTTTCCGCCACACCGGAATCAGGTCGAACAACCGGTAGGTCTCCCGGTCGCCGCACTCCTTGATTTTCAGCCATGTAAGTCCCCAGCGGCCGAACGAACGGCGGGTAATGCGCCGGAACCTCGCGTCGAGACGTATTCCGCGGGCGTCGACGTAGGCCACGAAGGCTTTGTGGGCCAGATATTTGTCCTGCTGCTTTTTCGGCGTCTGGCGGCTCTTGGTAATCGACGCCCCGTTGACCACATAGCGGTAAACGACATCGGGAACCGTCACCAGAACACCCCCTTCGCCCAGCAGGCGCATCGTATATTCCACATCCTCGTAACAGACCCGTTCGCGAAAGCGCAGTCCCAGCCGCAACAGCATCTCGCGCCGCAGGAGCTTGTTCATCACATAAAAATCGGGCGGGCAGCGGCAGAGGCGAAATTTCTCCTGCGCTTCGGCAGCCACCTGCCGCTCCGTATAATGAATCGTCCATTTCGAATAGGAGGGTCTGATCTTCAGCATCGAGGCGCAGGCAATGTCGGCCTCCGCCTCCCGGGCGGCCTCGTACAGCCGCTCGCAGTAAGCCGGGTCGATCCAGTCGTCGGAATCCACGAAAAGGATGAATTCGCCCGTCGCGGCGTCGAATCCCCGGTTGCGGGCGCCGCCCAGGCCGCGGTTCTCCTGCGAAATGACCCGGATGCGGTCGTCCTGCGCCGCATAGCGGTTCAGGATGTCGATCGACCGGTCGGGACTTCCGTCGTCGACGCAGATGATCTCGATCCCGCGCAGGGTCTGTCCCACCACGCTGTCCAGGCATCGGGCCAGAAACGGCTCGACATTGTAGACCGGAATGATAATGCTGACTTTCGGTTCCATCGGCTATCGAATATAATTTTTTACCGCCTCGGCGATTCGTTCGCCGTCGAGCGCCGCAGAAATGATGCCGCCGGCGTAACCGGCCCCCTCTCCTGC